ATGCTTTCTCATAAATCTAACGGAAGGCTTAGAGATGGCACATGAACTAGAACGAGACGTAATGGGTAGAGCCAAGATGGCTTACGCCGACAGGGAAATCCCTTGGCACAGACTGGGTCAGCCTATGGCTGGTCTCCAGACGGCTGAGGCGATGCTCACGGCAGCACAGGCAGACTTTGATGTCGCCCTTACAAAGGTGATTGCTGTTGATGACGACCTGAACCCCCTTCGCAATCCCGACGGGAGCCCCGTATTCATCTCAGACAGCCGTGCGACAGTTCGGGTGAACCCAAATGGAACTATTGATGGTTTGTCCACAGTCGGAACTCGTTTCGTTGTTCAGCAAAACAAGGACTGCCTTGACCGTGCTCTGGCTATTGTCGGGGCCTCGGCCGGCGACGCAATCGTGGATACATGTGGTGTCCTCAACGATGGTCGTGAGTTTTTCGCATGTCTTGACTTAGGCGCACTTATTATTGACCCAAATGGAATCAATGACAAGATTCAGCGTTACTTGCTTGTTCGCAACGGACACGATGGCAAAACAGCAATTACTTACGCAAACACATCAATCCGAGCCGTCTGCAAGAACACAGTCGTCGCGGGACTCGGTGCGGCCAGCGCAGTCTTCACAGCACGACACACCCGTAACGCAGAAGCAGCGATTGAAGATGCGACCGAAGTGTTGAAACTCTCCACCATGTGGGCAAGTGGGTTTGAAGCAACTGCTAAGCAACTTTTGGGAGTGCCAGTCCCGGCCGGTTCTTCAGCCCTTGACAAAATCGTAAACGGCGTGTTTCCTCACAAGAAAAACGAAACAGACCGTCAAAAGAAAAATGTTGACGACATCCATTTACTTGTTCGTGGTTTGTACATCAACGACAAGAACGCTGGTGGTTACGGTTTCAATGGTTGGTCGGCATACAACGCTGTCGGCGAGTACTTGGACCATTATCGGGACGCCAGACCAGAAGAGCGAGCAATTGCCTCAATGGATAACAACTCATGGGTTACACGCAAAAAAGCAGAAACCCAGTCAATTATTCTTGCACTTGCTTGACACACCCGAGTGTCATAATTAGTATGACTACAATGGGGGCTTATGGACGAATCATTTGAATCCGAAGGTGAACCAACCGAGATGATGGCTGAGTTTCTTAGTCAATTCATGAGCGCAGGTACATCAGAGCAAATTTATCGTAAGCACTACTGCGACATTGTTGCACACAAGGTTTACAACGAATTCGGTTACGACGGGATGTGCGAACTAATGCTCTCAATGGACAAGAAAGCCGATTGGATTTCAGACATCATTCTTGAGTCTCCCGACCTTGACAACATCGCTTTCAAGAAGTACGGGACTTTTGACCCACACATTTCATCAAAGGCACGACACACACAGTCCTTTAAAGAACTAAACGAAAAGTTATGGCGTTTGCGTCGCAAGTACGCCAAACTGATTGTTGACGAAATCATGGAACCCGAGGTAGAAGCGTGAGTCTTTTCGGAGGAAAGTATCAACTTGCGCCTGGTGACGCAGTCCCGTTTGCTGGCTCGGAAGAAGAAGCACAGGAAAACCTTTTGACGCACAAGTTTGAGGTAGTGGAAGACCCACTATTGGGAGGCGTGAGTCCAAAGCCTGAGTTTCAAACAGTTGAGAGATGCTCTGTGTGTTTGATGTACGCACCGAGTGAAGCGACCAAGTATCCGTGTGGCAAGGTCGTCAGGCTCGGACCTTCAGAGCACTTGATGCTTGATAAGCGACCAAAGGGTTGGATTGTCCAGAACCGTGCTACTCATAATCTCTTCTTCCATAATATGGGTAAGAGGTCGTAAATACAACTTTTATTTGTATTTATCTTTTATTGATTCCCAGTTAGCACCAAAAAGAACTTCCGTAACCTCACGGCATACTGGGCATCTCGGGACTTTCATATCCATCATATGCGAGGGAATGTCTCCACATTTACAACGGAGTATTACTTCGGAACCGTATTGGTCAATCAGCGATTTGCGTGACATCGTACTTTTTCCAACGAATTGGGTCTACATCAAAGTCTTTCAACTCCACCGAATCATCCCAGAAAGGTATTTCTCCCAGAAGTCCCGCGGCGATGGCCACTGAAGGAATCATTTGAGGGAGTTGCACTTCAAGGTCTTGAAGCCAGCCAGCGCACCAATACTCCTCAGAGTAGTGATACATCATTGGAACGAACCATTCACGTACCACACCAAGCAGGAGTTTGATTGTTTCTGCGTTATCGCTAAGCAGGAGTTCAACTTCCCCAACTGTTAGGTTCGGGACTCTGAACGTTGGGTCTTCAAGTGGTGATGAGTACATGCTGTGAATGTATCACTTTGTTGAAGTAATTACCACTCGCTGTGTAGGTATTGCTGGCACTCCCTCGGTGGGGAGACGCTTGCTTTTGAGCCATTTAGAATGGGCTTCTCTAGTCTTGACTCCGTAGTGTCCGTCTACTGTGATGCGAAGGAAAGTTTGCAAGTCTTTGACAATAATGCCTCGCTCATTGAAATAGAACTGAGCAAGAGGAACTAAGTGTGGTTTGTCGTGATAATAGAGGCGAGGTTTAGCCATTCTGTACTTGCCTGTTGACTTTGATTTGTAGCAACCCCAACCACCAAATCCGACTGGTTCTTTATCCCATACATACACCTGCGGGACACCCATGCGTCTGGCTTTGTCTGCGTCACGAGTGACTGTTGTTTTCCAACCTTCTACCGAAATACGGTTAGCGACAATGATTTGTTGTTCTTTGGTTGCTTTGTCAGGGGAAGGAGCGAACTCTTCACCACCCCATCGTTCCCAAGTACCCATGTCTGAATCAGGGAACTCGCCTTTTGTGTAGATACCTAAGCCACCTGCGTATTGACCCGTATCTTGCCAGTTGCTGTTTGTTTCACACACTGCGAGTTGGTTCCAGAACTCTAGCGTTGCTGTGGCTTTGTCGTTTTTTGTGAGAGTTGACCTTATTAACACACTGTTTTTTGACATCACCTCCTTCACCACCACTGTGACAGTCCCGGTGGAAATGTCTTGCGGTGGACTTTGAGCAAATACCGCTGCTGGTATTAATACAACAAAGAAGATGGCAAAAGCCAATAAGAAGTGTTTTCTGGTCAAGGTGTTCTCCAATGTTCGGCGGATAGGTCAACAAGCAAATAACAGGCGCTTGCCTATGTCGTCGTCAGTGTTTTAACTGAACATAACTATTTTACCAATTTTTATGGCTACGTCAACCATTGCGAAACCCTTGCGTAGCAAGGAATTAAGATTTCAGCCTCGGGAAACCCTTGTGGGGTAAGGGTTAGGAATCACCACTTTTGTCTAAAAAATCTGTAATGTATTTTTCGGGGTCCATAATGCTCATTTTTGCCGTAAAACTGACGCCATCTTCGCTACTTGAGGGCTCAAAACCGACCGAGTCAAGTAGATGACCAGCAACTTCCTCAAAGTCTTCCAACATCATTGTCTCGTCTTCGGGGCTCAGGTTCTCAAAATCAACTTCCGACATCTCTAGAAGCATGATTGACATGTGCTTGATTACCTCAAGGCGAACTTCAAACTCGTTTTTTTTACTCATAGTTGCGATTCTACACATAAGAAGGTAGTCTTACAACCAGTTGGACAACCCCCCGAACATTGGAGAAAACAACATGGCAATTACACCAACAACAATTGTGGGAAACCTCACATCAGACCCAGAACTGAAGTTCACTTCTAATCAGAAGGCTCAGTTGAAGTTTTCTGTCGCTGTGAACGACAACTATGTGGATGCTTCTGGTGAGAAGGTGGAGAAGACATCGTTCTTCAACATCGTCGCATGGGGATACCTCGCAGAGAACTCAGCGAATGTGCTGGAAAAGGGTGTGGGCGTGGTCATCGTCGGGACTCTGGACCAACGTTCATGGGACGACAAAGATTCTGGACAGAAGCGTTCAACAATTGAAATCAAGGCAATGGAAATCGGAATCCGTACCGGTTCACTTGAATCAATTGAGCGTCGTCGTGCTTCATCAAATGATTCGTCAGCGAAGCCGACACCTAAGCGAACCAAAGAAACAGTTCCATCAGACGAACCTTTCTAAATCGTAAGTCGCACCAGTGAGTGCGAAACGGTAGATACAACGCCCCATCCGTTTATTCGGGTGGGGTTTTGTTATTGTATGACTCATGACGACAGAACATCGCCGTGCGCCCCGTAGAGACGTCGTAGAGATAAGGCGAGTTGGAGGCTGGGGCTCCGTTACTTATCACCATGTTCTTTCGTGTGGTCACATAGAACAACGACCGAGAGCAGCGACTGCACCAAAACTTGCGTGCGTGTGGTGTTTGCGTGCAGAGAAGGTGGAGACAACGATGGCTTCGTTAGCAATCGCACAACCTCGCGCTACTTTTATTGATGATGATGAACTCGCATCAATAGAAACAGAAACGCAAATGATGAAAGCATCTTTATCATCACATTTTGGAATACCAATTGATGCTGTTGACGTTGTAATGACAGATGACGCAGGTAACCTTCGGATGCGCTACGCAACGATTTTTCTTACTGAAAGAGATGTGCGTAGAATAACGGGGCAACAGCATGGGAGTTGATTTGGAACAGGGTAGTTTTTCACCAGAGAATGGTAACTGCAAGGGTTATCCAACAGAGTGGTGGTTCCCTCTACAAAAAACTGGGAAGCGTGAAGAACTAAACGAAATAAAAGTCAACACGTCAAAGGCAAAACAGATTTGTTCTACATGTCCTATTGCCGTGCAGTGTTTAGAGTATTCAATCAAATGGGAGCCATGGGGTATCTGGGGTGGATACGAAGAACAACAACGAGCAGAAATGCGTTGGTCCAAGAATGTTACTCTCGGTCGTGAAGGTCGCATAGTTTTCAGAGGCGTAGGACTTCGTGATGCAAACGGTGGTCAATTCCTAGAAAAAGCAGCACGATAATGTCCTCTTCGCATACAGACGAGTTTCTTTCTCGTCTAAAAGGCGTAAGCGAAACTTCTAACGGATGGGAAGCACGTTGCCCGTGTCGTAATGATGACGATAATCCATCTCTGTCAATCTCCGAAGATAGCAACACTGGAAACATTCTGGTTTCGTGTCATCGGGGCTCGCCGTGCAGCAGTAAGGAAATTTGCGAATCAATTGGTTTGACGCAAGCATCTTTGTTCCCACCACAAAAACGTAACAAAGAAAAACTTGAACTTACTAAAACTTACAACTACACTGATAAAGACGGAGAACTTCTATTCCAGAAACTCCGTTACATTGACGGTGATGGGAAGAAAACATTCCGACAACGCAAGCCCGACGGTAGAGGTGGATGGGAATACTCCCTCGGCGACACACCAAAAGTTCTTTACAATCTTCCAGCACTCATCAATGCCGTAAAAGAGGGTTTCCCTATTTGGGTTGTTGAGGGTGAAAAAGATGCCGACACTCTCATGGACATGGGGATTATCGCAACGACAATGCCAGGAGGTGCTGGTAAGTGGTTGCCGATACACACAGCAGTTCTCGCTGGCGCAGAAGTTGAGATTATTGCCGACAATGACGAACCAGGGATGGCTCACGCAAAGACGGTATGTAGCGAGTTGTCAAAGGCTGGTTGCGAAGCACGAGTTTGGCACACACCGAAATACAAAGACATAACTGACTTTCTGTCGCTCGGTGGAGACATAGATGAACTCCTATTGCTTGACGAAGACACGCCGGCACCGACTGCCCCGACTATTGAAGTCGCTCCGATGGTTGAAGTTGTCTCTAACCCTGACGTATTTATTGAGGCGAGGAACAAACTTGAGCAACTAATGCTTCGCAACGACTTGTCGCCACATCAATTGCTTATCAAAGCGCAAGGCATTGCGATGTCAGCAGGTAGAGACAAGCCGAGAGATTTTGGCAGACTAGTATCGTGGAGTGAGTTTGTTTCCGAGAGCAGTGATGACACTTACGATTGGGTCATTGACGATTTGATTGAGCGCACAGAACGAGTTATTGTTGTTGCTGCCGAAGGCGTTGGTAAGACAATGCTTGCTAGACAGGTAGCAATACTTTCAGGTTGTGGCGTACACCCGTTCACTTATCAACGCATGCGACAAGTACGTACATTGACTGTGGACTTGGAAAACCCAGAGCGCATCATCAGGCGTACTTCTCGTGAAATCTACAATGCTGCGTTTGCTCGGGGCTACACGAAGTCGCCAACAGCAGAACTTCTCGTCAAGCCATCGGGTTTTGATTTGATGAAGCCAGAAGATAGAGAAGTGTTGGAGCGTGCCATTGAGGATACGAAGCCAGAGTTGCTCATCATGGGTCCTCTGTACAAGGCATTCGTAGACCCAGGTGGTCGCACGGCAGAAGCAGTAGCCGTTGAGGTTGCCAAGTATCTTGACTACATCAGAGATTCGTATCAGTGTGCTCTTTGGTTGGAGCATCACGCACCTTTGGGAGAAAGCATGACAAATCGTCAGTTGCGCCCGTTTGGTTCTGCTGTGTGGTCCCGTTGGCCGGAGTTTGGTATTGCGCTCACTCCTGACATTTCGTCTGGCATGGCGTACACTTATGATGTCAAGCATTTCCGAGGTGCTCGTGACGACAGGCCATGGCCTACCAAGATAAAGAGGGGTAGGCTTTTCCCGTTTGAAGTAGTGGAGTACGCTAAGGTAACAAAATGAGTCAAGAGCGCAGTAATAAAGTGATGACGAAAGAGTTCATCGCAGAGCGAGACTTACGTATTTTCAAGATGAGACAGGCTGGCGTAGCAGTATCTGAAATTGCCAGAAGGTTTGACCTTACGTCTGCTTCCGTACACAGGGCTGTACAGCGTCAGTTAGAGAAACTGAACAGAGAAGCACTCATGGCGTACCCAGAGGTGTTACGCATGGAACTGGAACGCCTAGACAACCTACAAGCAGCAATCTGGCCACTTACTCAGCACCGAAAGGTAAGAATGGACGACGGCACCGAGGTGGCAGTAGAACCAGACCTCAAAGCGATACAACAAGTTCTCTCAATCATGGACAGAAGAACTAAACTTCTTGGCATGGAAGCCACTAACATCAATGTTCAGATGGATGTACGGGGCTCGGAGTCGGTGAAAGCAACTCTTGCTGGCGAAGGGGGTCGCCCTGCTGCTATTGACGCCTTTGACCCAGAGACAGAGGCTCGTAAGTTATTGGAAATCATGGGTATTTCGGGTGTACTTCCACCAGACATGGTTGCTGGTATCCTCGGGCAAGCACCAATACAGGACGCAGAGATAGTTGATGAGTGAAAAAGACCAAGAGATTAGTAATCTAGTTTCGGCTATTGACCGTGAAGCACATGGCGACATGTCTATGTCTACTGAGGTTTCACCAGAAGATGGTCCTGCCGACAAGAACATTCTCGTTCGCTTGACGAATAAGGATAGGGAACGCTGGAAGGAAGCCTCCGAGAAGATTGGTCTTACCATGTCTCAGATGATTAGAGACACGGTGAATGCCAAGGTCACGGAGATAATTGACTGTTCTCACCCTATAAACATGCGCAGGTACTACCCGTGGTCGGAGTTCTGCCTTAAATGTCAGCGCAGAATGCGCTAATGGAAGAAGTATCAGCGTCAATCGCTGCTCGTAGATACGCAATCTGTAAAGAATGTCCACACATGAAGAAGTGGAAGAAGACCTGCAAGGTTTGTGGTTGCCCACTGCTTATGAAGGTGCGTTTTGTAGGTGAGGCTTGTCCACTCGGTAAGTGGTAAAGACTATCGGGACTCGTCCCGGCCGGGGATAACTTCAGTCTCTTGCTCTGCGCGAAGCATTCTCTGCACTTCGTGTATTTGCAACAAACTGATTGCCTTGCCGACTTCCGATGATTTTCTTACGATTCGTCGCTGTCCTCTGTGCTGGCGTAAGACGAGACCAAGCAGAAGAAGGAAGGTAGCGACGAGTGCCGTTTTTACGAATCGCTGGTTTGCCATCTGATGTTGTCCATTTCTCTCGTGTCCACTTCTTGAGCGAACGCTGGGTCTTGCGTAGACCACCCTTGTAGCCACCACCTGCTTTACGATACTCCATAGCGAGTAGTTGCGCCTTGCGAGCAGACCATTGACCTGCTTTGCCACCCTTGTCGCCAGCCATAATACGGTTCTTGATTCTTTCACGCACTTCGGGCATTGTGTAGTTCAGGGACTTGATGTCAAATGACGGGGCATCCAGTACGAACGACTTTGTTGCTAGGTCTACCCACTGAACCGACTTGCCTCTTACTGTTTCACGAGAAGGGGCTGATGACGAAAGTTTGTCTATCAGTGAAATGATTCTCTGTTGGGTTTCAGAGTCATCAACGGAAGCAAGCATTGTTTGTAAGTCATAAATGTCTACGGCATTCATGTCGTCTTCTGATTTAGGTATCATCTTTACAGCCACCCTGCCCTATTGTCCATTGATTTATTGTACAGTTCACGTAGTCTAGGTATTGGAATATCAAGAAACTCTGAGAGCATCTTAAAGTGCTCGTCTTTAAGTGAGACATATTTGGTTCTTTTGCCCGGAAGCATGTGGGTGAGCAGTTCAGCGATGTATTCGGCCCTCTTGGACTGCGCGTATCTACTTATTTCTCCTGCGAGAGCATCGTCTACTGGGTCCATAGTGACTGACCTCATGTCAAATTCCGTAGCGCCTGACCGTTCCGCGTAGTCAATAGCGTCTTCCATTCTCTCAATAAATTCAGCAATGTCGGCCTCGTACTTCTTGCGGGCTTTTTTACTCTGAGCCATCGCCATAGCGTGGATAGTGTGAGACAACTCGTGACGGATAATGTCATCTGTCGGTAGCGGTCCATCACTTACGGCATTGTTCACTGTTTCTTGGTCAACTACACGTGCGGGAAATGCGATAAAACCGTATTCCGTCATGTACTCGCCCTCAATGTTTCTCCACCTGTCCGAGTTGGGATACAAAGTGCCTGTGCCTCCGGCATATTTAGCAACTCCTGATTTTGTAATAATCATCAGGGGTATGTCGTATTCATTGAGAAGTTCTTCAAATGCAGGTGAATCCATCAATACTCTCTCAAGTTTGAGACGCATCTTCTGTTGGGCTACCCAATCTATGTCCATCATGTTGATGAGTTCATAGATTTCTTGTTTGCTCTTCTTGCCCTCCATGTATGGAGACTCTTCAATGATTCTCATCATGTCGGCTGCGTTCTGAGGGACAGCACGTCGTATGAGTTCATCTCTGTCAACTGGAGCCTTGCGAGGCTTGCCGTTTACCTTGAAATTCTTGGTTATTTTCTTTGCAGATGCTCTTGACGAACGAGAAGAGAAGCCGGGACTACGAGTGCCGCTGACTTCTTTGTCTTTCTTGAGGCTTACTACTCTAGCGAGTTCTTTCTTGAGCGCATCCCTCTTCCAAGCATCTTTCTCTTCTTCGCTCTTACCACTAGGACCACGGTATTCAAACATTTCAGGAAGTTCTCCTGTTGCTATTAATACTCTTAGGTACGCTTCGTATGGTGTAGTTGATTTGTCTGGAACTATTTCTTCTTTTGATAAGCCCTTATCTGCAAAGTTCGTATCAAACCACACGTCAGTCATTGCTGGGTTAAACATCTCAACGTCATCGGTTTTGAATACACCTCTTCTAATATTGGGAACAACCTCTATGCCGTGTTCTTGCATTAGTTCGTCACGTGAACGCGCCATATCAATCAATAGGCTGAAGTTTGCTTCGTTATTTGGATTAAGTCTTTCGGATAATTCTCCGTCTTCTTTTCTAAAGTCTGCTGGTGCGGCAATTATCGCTTCAACTTCTTCGGGCTTGAACCTTCCAAGAACCAATGCTTCTTTGTAACTTGCTGCAGTTCCTTGACTTGAATGAGTGTCGGAACTTCCCTCAAATGCTCCAGAAGGCGTTGGATAAGTGTCACCAGTCTTGTAGTCGTAAAGCATTCCGATGGGGTTGGTGGTGCCACCAAGAAAAATGCCGTCTTCTTCAAGGGCACTAAGTTGTAGAGGGGGGTTGTCTTTCAATGACATATCTACTGTGTCTGCATCAAAAACCCTTGTGCGCTCGGCAACTGCTGGGCGCAGCACAAACTGCGAGGGACCATACTTCCCGGTGTTGTTTTGAGAATGCTCTAGCGCTGTTCCAGCAGGACCGTCATACATTAGTTCAACATCGTCGCCGTAAATTTCTTTAAACTTTTCTTTTCGTGCCAATGCTGTTTTTGAAGTGGTTACATAGCCAGACGTTGGTCTTAGTTCCCTTACTTCTGGAGAGTCTTCTACCCCTTCTTCAAATGGTAGACCTAAAAGGTTTGCTTCAACTTTCCTTCTTGCGCTTGTAGTAATGCCGTCACCCATCATGTTCATAGACTCAACGCCAGCCGCTTCTCGTTCTTCCCTGTCGTGCTGAGTAAGTATGGTGCGACTTCCTTTAATAAAAGGGTTTACGCTTCTCGTTCTAACCAAAACACGCTTGTCAATTGACTCGCCATATACTAAAGACGCTGCTCTTATGTCTTCGCTCAATTGTTCTGGAGTGACTGTTTTTAAGTAATTTTTAAACTCATCAATTTTTGCGACCATTTCAGTATCGCCTCTAGCGATATGTATTTGTCTTGATATCTCTAATGCCAAACTTGGGGGCAACGGGGTTCCTATTGGCCATACGTCAGGAGAGGACTTACTAAGTGCCGCCTGTATGGGTATCAAACTCGCACCACCATCAGCACGTTTGTCTGAAGTAAAGAAAGCGTTTCTTGCAACTACGTCTTTTATGTAATCAATAGCACTTTGAGGCAGTACGACGTCTTTTCCAGCATCCCAGTCAATGATGCGCTTGGCATAAGCGGCTGTTTCTTCTATTCTGGTGTCAAGTTTTTCTTTGCTTACTTTTTCTTCAAAGTCTTTTCCGTAACCAAGTCGCTCTTTAAGGGCTTTTAGTTTGCCGAATATGCCCTGTGTGTATTCAGCAGAAACTTCTCTGTTTCTACCCGTGTCTCTCGTTGTACTAGAGAACCCACTACGACTCATTTCTAGTTGTGCCTCAGCGTCGTTTCTTGCTGCTTGTCTCAGTTCTGACGCTGAAGTATCTGAGATGGTCTTGCCTGAAGGTGTTTCTTCTTCTGGTACGTCGTCAAGACCGTTGTGACCAGAGTCAATGATTTCCAAAATGTCACTGAACGGTCCGTCATAGTCGTCTGCCATGAAACGTAAATTATCGTCTACTTCTTCTAGGTCTCCACGTTTTGCGAACTGAAGCCACCCATACTCTCTAAACCAGAATCTATGAGCATCTTCTTTCTCTTCGTCAGTAAGTGGCGATGCGTCTATCATGTCTTTCATTGCTAGATAGTTAGCCCACTCCCCATGTCTGTCGTAGCCTCTGCCTGTACCAAAGTGTCCGAACGCATCATGCATTCCATCGCTACCTTGGAGCAGACGTGAAGCACCAACAGGGTTTCTTATTGAGTCGTAGTATTGCTGAACATAGGATATGTAGTTTCCTTCTCCTCCCTCGTACGGAAGGTCTCCTGGACCTTCACCCAACTTCCCTATCTCTTGAAGCAATGATTCAAGATGGTCCGTAAATGCACCCGAGCCATAAGTGTCCGAGCGCCTGCCTCCTTTGTTTGATTTCAATTTCTCTATTGCCTCGGCAACTGCTTCGCGGGACGGTAGTTCAATAGACGCCCAGTCTCTCTTTACTGGCAAATAAGCATTAAATACTGGGTTTGGTTCGGCGACAATCATCGTCATTCCACCCTCTGCTCTTACAACCCTTATTGAATCAAGCAGTTCTTTTCTTCTGTCATCAATTGCTGGATGGATTGGTTCATCGTAAATTTTTCCACTAGTAAAGATTGAGTGCATCTTGTTGGTCATTGAATTAATATGACCGACTTGTCTATCGTTTAGTTTTAGTTTATCTTTTGCTCTTCCGAGTATTGAAGGCTTGCTAGCATCTCCGTCTTCTCCGATAACCCGTGATGACTCTCTTACGGAAGCCCTGGAAGCAAATCCTGAGCGACGTGCATTGTTTTTACCAATGTCTTGTTCAATTACCGAATCAAGCCAACCCTTCCAGATTTCACGAGCAGGATTGTCGTCGTTAGCGCTACTGTCTACAACGAGTGAAGCGATTGGAGTGTGTTTGCCAACTAGGTGAGTTTCTCCAACGCTGTTCTGCTCAACTGCGTCATCACCTATTCTTACTTTAAAGATATGGATACCAGTAGTTGTTGAGCGCCTTGCGTTGTCGCCCCATTCCGTAGAGTCGCCCTCTGCGTATCTTCCTCCATACGAGCCGAGTAGGTCTTGCAATGCTGACGCCCTGTATGTACTCGTGTATTGATAGTCGTCTGCAATCAACTGGTCGGCAACCTTGTCAAGTCTAGATATGACGTTGTTTTTATCTCCGATAGCGCCGTCAATATTGGAAACCTGCCAGCCTTCTGGTATATGTGTTGAGCGTTCTGGGTCACGGCGATTTAGACCGAGCAGTAGTCTTGCCCTCCCTGCCCGGAAGGAGTCTCTAGTGTCGGTTCGTGCGATTGCGTCAAAGTCAATCACGCCATCAGTCTCAATCTGGCGCTTCATCTCTTCAAGGATGGATAGGTCCCGCTTCGCATCATCACGCAATCCGACCATATATCTGGCTGTCTCGTCATTTATCTGGCGAGTATTCCCAGCGATACCTTGTCCAACCTGTCCTCGTGAACGAGAAGGGTCCAACTGACCACCTTCTAGTTTGGTCGCTCCAAAATGAACCACATACACTGCGTTAGGGTCATTGGGGTCGGTGAATCTTTCTGCTCTTTGTTGTTGGCTCATTGAATCAACTTCTAACGACCTCGCCAAGATGCTCTCTACATTGTCTTCGTCAAGTAGTAACTCGTCAACAAGCATTGTTGTTTCTGGATATTCACCAGCAAGACGCTTTTGACTATCTTCAAGGTCGTTTCTCTCTCTTTTTAGACTATTTACATACATTTCTCTATCAAGATGAGCCCTTGCTGATTCTTCCCTTACTCTCTGTGTCCATCCGTTGCTTTCCAATTGCTCCTTAGTGTAGGTCTTGGGACTGTTGCCCTCTTTGAGGAAAACGTCGTGCTTCTCGCCTTCCCAGTTGCCCGTGGCTTGAAGTTCACTGATTGCTCTCATTAGACGTCGGTTGAATGATTCAAGTTCTTCTACCTGTGCGTCAATGGCGTCAATACGTTCTTGCGCACGAGTAGATAGTTCTTCTCTTCTTGTTGTGGAAGAGAAGCCGAAACGACCACCAGCATAAGGAGTCGGCTTTGGCTTGTTGGTGACAGTAGGGATGATTCCCTGCTCTCTACGGAGGTCGTCCATGTCGTCTTTGCTCATGCCACCAACAGCAAGTTTGCGTAAGCGCTTTACGAGTTTTTGATAGGCGAGAAGTTTTCCTTCTGGATTCTCTTTTTGGCTTGGGTCTTTACTGAACCCGTCGCTGAGTATCTCAATGACAGCATTCATTAGGTCAAACGCATCCTCCTGAGTTATCTCGCCACTGCGAAGTTTTCCTATCGTCTGCTCTGCCCAACGGTCGTCTAGGTCTTTGCCACCCTTACCCATTGGTGGGTTATCTCGTAGGAAGTCCATGTTGTCTGTAAGCGTACGGATAGCGCTATCGGATACCCGTCGCTCTGGTCTCATGCTGGAAGAAGCGAACCCCTCACGAACGTTCGTGTCAACCATCTTTCCTGATAGTGGGTCAAACGTCTTAGAGTGCGATAGTTCTACAACCGTGTACCCGTCTTGCTCACGCTTGGATACGACAGTGAACTCTCCTTGGGTAACGGACTCAATTGGTACTTCTACCCAGTCGCTTTCTAGGTCTCTTATCTGTGTTGTGTAGTCACTAGACGCTACATGGGCACCATTTTGAAGTTGGAGGATTACTTTTTTGTCGCTCTCGGCATTCATGTCGGCGAATGTTGTGGCTAATCCTCTGTCTGGGGTGAACGCGCTAAGTGGGAACGTTATTGTCTCACCCTGTTCTGCCATCAGTATCTCTGAATCATCAGGAACTGAACCAAGTCCTCGGTACAACGGTCTATCGCTAACTGTGTCACCCATAGAGATTTTTTCCATCGTCTTATGTGTGTTTATCAGTGATTCACGAACGGAGTCTTTTACATGGTTAGGTGCGTCTAGCAGTTCACCCGAGCGCATTACTTCGTGGACTGTTGATAGCGACTCTTCGCCACCCTTTGTGGGTTGCTGTTCTATACCCATCATTGCTGACGACAAATGACGCATGCGCCAGTTGCCCGACCAAGTTGTCCACTGGTCGTAAGCAGTATCCCAATCATAAGTAGACAAATCTTCATCTGTTATGTCAAACTCGTAGTCACCAACCGTAAATCGTGACGTACTAGATGTTTCACGAGACATCTTTACTGTTGTTGATTTAGCATCGCCGGCATTTCTACTAGCGAACCCGTCGTCCTTGTCGGAGACTCTTTCATCTATGCTGTCTTGCGCTGCGTGTAATCTCCTCACCCGTGAAGAGGATGACAAACCACTACGATGTGCCCACGGTTTTTGATAAGGAGTACTTGGGTCTCTGTCTGGCTTCAACCCTAACGCGTAAGCAATAAATGCTTCTATCTCTGGCGTTAGGTACTTAGCCTTTAACTTTCTGTCTGGTGAGGAGAACAAAAGTATTGCTTCTGCCCATAGTTCTTGACGAGTTGCTGTTGCGTATGTTCCAGCAATAAGTGGTGGCATGTCATCTACTAGATAAGGAAACTCAATCGCTATCTGGTCGGCGAATTCCTGTGCCTGCGAGGGAGACCAATCATTAGGGGCGTTGATTACATTATTCACATAGTCGTTGATTAGGTCCACGAATCTTGCGTCGGCAAGTAACTGTTCCGTTAGTGGTTTGTTGCCTAGGTTTCTATTGATGCTTCTTCGTGCTGTCGTCATTATTCTTTCAAGATATTGCGCACTCATGCCGTTGAAAGGTATGAAACCGTCTGCGTCAAAAGCGTCAAGGAACTCTTTTGTCATTTTCTCAGCATCTGCCATAGGAATACCAGGGAACAAGTAGGAAAGACGAGATTTTCTATCTCCCCTGCGTGACTTACCTAGTAGTCCTTTGTTTCCTTTTACGGTTGCGTAGAACCAGTGAGCCCATTCGTGAATAGCCTTATCGGCTAGGGATAGTCCGAAGTTGTTCATCCAGTGTTCTTTTTCTTCTTCCCTGCTTCCGTCAGGATTTGTGATTATCCTTCCAGTCTTTCTTTTTGCTGCCAACCCTCTGTAAAATCCCATTGGTAAGTTGTCTGTTGTGGGGTCAGGCCTGAGTGTTATCCCGTAAGTACCTACCGAAAAACCACCGACTGCTCCGTTTGCGAGATGGAACGGAAGAGAGATGTCTTGACCAGCAAGACGCATTTGTTCAACCTGATTGTTTAGTTGGGTGAGTTTTGCTTCGTCTATAACCATCATTGGTGGACACCCGAAGCGTCTAATCATCCATGAGAATTCTGGCGACTCTGCCATCATTCTTTTGACCATGTCTTTGACTGTTTGTCTGCCTTGTGGAGAAAAATCGTAAGGAACAGAGAAACTAATGGGCTTCCCGTTTGCGTCTGTTGCTATTTGCCCATTGCTGTCCCTACCGTAAAACTTGAAGATGTGGTCCGTCATTATTTGACGTACTTTTGCTTCTTCTGCTGGGTAATTTGCTGGGTCGTCCCCGTATGACGTATTCATTATCGTAAGCGCTATTGCGTCATCAATACTCGTAGGCGTTACAGCATCTGCTACCTCGTCATCCGTAGCGTCTTTTAGCCAATCAGAACCACTCAACGGTGTGAAAGGGTCAGATGTGTTAATAATTCTCGTGCCATCAGGTCCTCTGGTGACAGTCTTTGAGGCAAACCCACTACCTCTACCCTCTGAACTGCCTGCTCTGTCTATCTCTTTGACCGAAGGTGAGAAACCAAGCATGTCAAGAACATCTCTACGCATTTCAGGACTGACCAACTCTTTGTCGTCAACATCTTTGGAGAGTACTGCTGCTACTGCTTCGGCAAACGCTTCTGCTGGTTGTGACTGTCCATACTGTGTCTTTACGTGTGGGTAACCCGTAAAGTCAACGGATTTGTTGTCACGTGTTGCCCAATAGAATTTATCAGCGCCCCTGTATCTAGCATCTATTCGTGTTTTTGGTTTACCTAATCCCCTTAGAAATCTCGTAAGCCTAGGAATGGCTGCATTTAGTATCCAAGTGTCGTTCCACCAAAAGCGTGCTAATTCTCTCATCTCTTCGTCTGGGTGTATGTCTAATGCTAGGCGATTGAGGTAGTGAGCCCATTCATGAATAAAGAATCCTTCACTCGTGGGACTTGTAGAGAAGCCCTCTGTCCCTTTGATGAATGGTTCATCTTCGTAAATACCATTAGGCCACCACCCTTTGGCCAATGCTTGTTCTCTCATTGTTGAGTCAATAGTGATAGCAGGGAAACCCTCTACACCAGCAATGGCGTACGCCCCATCCAGTCTTTCGCCTGGCTTTGTTATCAGAACAGGTGGCATACCAAATCTTTGTACTGCTTCATGGAACTCAGGGTTATTTGAGAGTGCTTCTACGACCATCTCTTTCATACGAGACACTGCTTCGGGTGAGAAGTCCATAGCGTCAATACCCTTGGGGATAATTATTTTTAGTTTGTCTGGTTCTGATGCCGTGTAACGAACACCATCTGGGTCTGTAAGTAAAGCGTTGTGTGCGTCAGACAATGCGATTGCTTCTGCTTTTGTCTTGGGTACTACAATGTCTGCTATCTCTTGTGGTGTCTTACCACGCAGGGTACTACCCGTACTGCTTTTTAGAGAACCTGTTCGTGATGCGAATCCACTGCGAGATGCTCCTCTAATGCCAAGCATTTGTTCAACTATTTCTATTCCTTCATCGTTGAGTAGTTCTCTACTCTTACGACGAGGGGAGAAGTATGCTGCTACTGATTCTGCGAAGAACTCACATGGCATTGAGGTGCCATACACGCTCTTGACGAATGGAACACCAACTGGTTGGTCTACCTTCTCACCACTCTTCATGGCTCCATCAAAGTACTCAAACATCCTCTTCACTTTTGGAGGAATGCGAGTGAAGTAAGTTGACATGTACCAAGAGCCTTGCCCTAGGGCTCCTGCTAACTCACGCAGTTCTGGGTCTGGTGCTATGTCTGCTACTAGGTGATTGAGGTAGTGACCCCACTCATGGGTGATGATGTCTTCTGCTGATTCCCCTGTGAAGGCACGGTCAACACCTTTTACTCTTGGTGCGAATGTAGTGAAGGAGAATACTTTCGCAGAGAACTTCCTTCTACCAAACCATTCTGACATAGCGCCTTTGTCTAGTGTCTTTTCTGTTATGAAGATTGCTTGCTTACCATAAGCGATACCTCCATATCCAATACCTTCTCCATCCTCGTCTTTGTTGGGGTGTACACCTATGGGTGGGCAACCGAACCTATCAAAGGCTGCTCGTAGTTCAGGTCTTTCGTCTAGTGCGTTACGCAATGTGTCACGTAGTTCAGCGACCCTCTCCTCGTCAAAGATTGCTATGTCTAGTGCCTTCTGCACACTGTCAGATAGGTTACCCGTGGAGCCTTGTTGAGCGACCATCATCTCAACGAAAGCAGCAGGCGTGCTAGGCACTGCCCTCTCTGCTACCTGTTCATTGGTGAGACCTACTGTCCACGAACCTCTTGGTGTGTATGACCCGTAGCCACCCGTGGTGCTTGCGAGTCCTCGTGCTACTGAGGCAATGTTAGACAACACTGCTGGTCTCTCAAAGGGTGTGCCGTCTTGTACTACACCATCACCGTCACCGTCGTATGCGTTAGGGTCAAAGACCTGTGCGCTTCGTGCGAGTTGCCCTAGGTTCGGACCTAGTGCTTTGACTTCTAGTCTGTCATCACTATTTACTCTTGACATGTGACGCCTTAGACGTGGTGAGTCATTTGGTTCTATGTCATAAGAGAAAGGCATTGACTCATTGTAGAACACCTCACTGTGTGGTGTGTGAAGTGTGTGTAACTAATAGTTTGATGCGACTTATGTGATGTGTAAAAGTGTGCTTGTGAGGAGCACTTTTGTGTGGGTCATGAGGCATTATCTACAATCAGGTATAACGTCATGTGATGTGTATTGACTAGCACTTTCGTAATGTTTTGTCAAGTGTTTATGTGATGGGTACATGTGTTCGTCGTACATGTGTTCGTGCGTACAGGTGTTCGTCGTACATGTGTTCGCTTTGACCTTTATCCACAGGGTGTGGACAACCACAGAGGGTGGTATTCACAGGGTGTGGATAACTACTATAAGTGGTCGTTTTCGGACCCCGTAAGGCGATTCTCGGGGCTTTTTTCTGAACGGGTCGGGCGCGCGTGGGGGGGCACACGATAAATTTTGAAGCCTAATCCACTATTGGATAAATCCATACAAAACGTTTGAGTTCCTACTTCTTCCCGGTACGATGGAGATATGTCAATATTCGTTACAGCCGACACTCATTGGGGACATCAACGCATTTGCGAGTTCTCAGCCAAGCACGGCGACAAGTTACGTCCGTGGGATAGTGCCTCAGAGATGGACGAAGAGATGATTCAGTTGTGGAACGAGACGGTAGGCCCCAAGGATGAGGTTATCCACCTTGGTGATGTTGCCATAGACAAGCAAGGTGTCAAAACGATGCGGTTCTTACATGGTAGGAAATTATTAATAAAGGGCAATCACGATAGACTTCCTTTAAGCGTTTATACCCCCTACTTTTATGACATCATGGGCACTTTTTCGTACAACAAGTTTGTTTTAACTCACATTCCAGTCTCTGACCACCAGAAATATCGCTATAGAGGCAA